CAGAGATATAAGCTCACGGAAAGCGGAGGCCCATCCAATTTTAGAGTCGGAAACAATGATAGTTGTGTCGGTTTCGTGGAGTTCATCCGCTACCTCTGGGAGTTTGTTAACGTAATCTCTTTCTACACTGAAGCCTACACCCGTACCGCACAGTAGAATATACATAAGCTCATCGAAACTTCTAGGGCTGTCGATAGGAAGATAAGAACAGTTAAATCCTGCTACGTTATCCCTGTCAAGTGCCTCTCCTGCTGTCATCATACACCGCATAGAAGGTGCAATCTCTAAGTTAATAATAGCATCGTACAGTTCTTTGTACAGAGTACTTCCTTGCTTCAGCAGCCCCTTCGTAACCCAGTAGTTCATGTAACGAGTAACAGTCTCGTCCCATGTCTCTCGTCTTTGTTTATCGTCAAGATATCTAGCGTACCTTGAGCGATGTATGTATGTTTGATACTGATCCATCTTATCTCCAATTATTACAAGGATCTGGTGGAATCTTAACACCAGCTTTAACATAAATCTCTTTGCCGAACTTACACCGTATAACAACCCCGCCCGAAGGTAAGGGCTTACTGTGGTGAGTAGCTAAGCATTCTGATAGGGGTATGTCTAGTCTCTCAACACAAGGAGTCTTTGACATACATCCGCTAACCAACAGTAGCAGTAGCAGTGTTATCCGCATACTCTTTCAACAGTCTAGCTGCTGCTCCTTTAGGTGGTCTGTTATCATTAAGCTTACCGATAGACTCTGCATCTCTTAACAGAGCTAGACAAGCCATTGCATGATCAAGGTGATGTACACCTGAATCATCTGCATAGTCCTCACCATCTACCCAAGCAGCTACATGGCGCTTAACTGCTGCGATATAAACCATACTAGATATGGTATGTTCTCTCCAGTTAAACGGGCCATACTTATCAGCACCATTCTTCATGGCTGCTGCAAGACAGATTATAGCAGACTCTGGCACTAAAGACAAGTCCAGCTTAGTAGCCCCTACAGAAGTCTTAGGGTTGTTGTCAGGATATCCTTTTGGTTCTTTATCCTTGACTTCTCCGTAGCGTCTGTAAGCCCTCGACCAGATGTCGTAGCTAACGGCATCCCCTACTGTTACAGTTCTAGTAGAACCTGTATCCTCAAAGAACCTATTAACTATGTCAGCGTGGAAAGGCCCTACTACTATATCCTCTGATGGTAAATTATTATTTACAGGCATAACGTGTTCCTCATTTCTTCCATTCCTCAGGTAAGCTATACTCACTATACCACCTGAAGCCATGCTTGTCAGCCCACTCTGCGTGACTATATTTAGTACCATCCTTACGTCTTCTTGCCCCCGGCATAGGTGCGTTAGGTTCAGCAAATAGAAACACTAACTCCTCGTCTTCTTTCAGGGCCTTCTTAATCCATACGTACTTGTTATGCTCTTGATAATCCCAGAAGCGTCCTTTAGCTTCGAGGTAAATCCTCTTACCATCTTCTATCCTCATGAAGTCTGTATGGTAAGTATGCTCTACAACATACGGTACTGGATCAGGGTCTGGCGTAGGGATGTGTACCCAATCATCATCTAGTACCTCTTGATCTAGATGTGCTTCAAAGTTACTATCGTAACCTCGTGGTACTCTCTTCTCCTTAGGCCTAGCCTTTCTGGGTTTACGCACTGATCAAGTCCTTGTATGTAACATTAAGGTTCTTCTTAAGAGCCTTCTGTACGTACTTGGGTGTCATAGCCTGTAGTCTTGTAGTACCATTAGCGCGGTAGTAAAGTTCTTCAGGAAGAAAGTCTTGATAGTTTGTAGTGTTAATCCTTTCTTGCTCTTCACCCTCTGGCACTAAAGTCCTTAGCCACTCTACGATGATCTCTTCTGATCGTCTGCGTAGCTTCTTTGCTCTAGTTCCTCTCAAAAGAATACACCCCCTATAGCCACCCCAGCACAGAAACAAACCATACCTACTGTAACAGCCAGCAGTGCTTCGGGTGTTATATCCTCAAGGAATTTATCTATCTTATCAATTAACTCTTTCAACTTTAGGCATCCTTTCAATGTGTGTAAAATATTTAATGCCGTTGTGGTATCTGAACATGATCAGTCCTTCACCATCATTGGCATCCTTACGGCACTCATGCTTATGGTTACAAAAAGTACATGACTTATTGATTACCATGTTGCCTGACTTGCCTTCAGGTACATCATTATAGCATAGATCAGGCGGTGTGTCAAGCTGTACTACTTCCTTGACTCTGTTGATCCTAATATTTATATTAGGTTTGTCTAGATCATCAGGTCTGAACAGACACAACTCACCATCTACTTTGTTAATAACAAGGAACCCACCCTCTTCTGTACCCTGCGAGGCTTCGTAACCAGCAAGCTGAGCAAGATAACCAAAGGGATCATCCTCTGCTAATGTACCTTCTTTAAACTTCTTGAACCCGAAAGGCGATGCAGTCTTTACATCAACTACTTCACCATCAATGACAGCATCCATGTGGCCTTTAATACCATCTACTTCTACTGTCTCTTGTTCTGCTTGGATCTCGTGACCAGATACCCTAACAAGAAACAAGACTAGCTGCTCTAGTATATGACCATACAGGAACTTAAGGTGTGCATAAGGTGGCATACGCTCTGGTTCTTTAGGTGACTTAGCATCAAACCAAAGAAGCCTGTCGGGTCTACCAACATTAGACATCCTTAATGATCCTGAATTGTCCTGAGGGACTGCCCAATGAAGGACAGCCTCTCGTATATCTTCTACTAGAGCATCTAACTCAGGCTCAATGTCAGGAGTAATATCTATACCATCACTAAGTTTATCCAGAACCTTATAGATATCTGGTACTAGTGTGTCTAGTTTAGATGGCATTAGTCAGCAACTCCTTACGTTCATCTTTATCAAGCAGGTTAGTACGGCCTCTGATCTTCTGATTCCCGCAGTCGTTACACTTGTAACGCTGGAACCTAGACAGGTTAGTATGGTAGTAACCATTCTTAACAAGCTCAGTACCGCCACACACAGGGCAAGACATCTGTAGGTTATCTTCATATACACCAACGTTAGGGTGATTGGTCATAAACGGCCTCAAGACTTTGTATACTTCCTCAAGAGGATACAGGTCTTGGATGTTATAGTCAAGCATTGCTTGCCAAGCATCCACCTTACCGTTCATACAGTCACGCCAGAGATTAAAGTCTGTCTTAATCTTACGCTCTGAGATACCAAGGTATGCAGCCAACTCGTCAAGCCTATTAGACGGGAAGTTAAAGTAACGCTTAGCTACTTTCAGCGTGTCAACGGTCTTCGCAGTTGATACATTAGGAAGACGATATTTCGCAAGCTGCTTACGCAACCATTTCATATCGAACCCATCACCATTATGTGCAATAGCAATGTCGGCTACGTTCAGGATATCTGATAGAGTCTTTACAATCTTACTGTCATCAGTAGGGTTACGCTTATAACCTTTGTGATTAGGCAGTGAATCAAAAAAGACTTCATCACTATCGAGCCACTTAGCAGCCCAGCAGAGCATGTGACTTTCTTGTATAACCTGTGATGGTGCGATGTTCTGATCCCATCGTCCCCATGTATAGGTTATACTTGGGGCTGTCTCTATATCGAACAGCAATATCTTAGCTGTCATTCATCATCTCCTTTATTAATTTAAAACGCTTCCGGTCTATCTTATCTCTAAACCTTTGCCTCTGTTTTTTATCCTTTATACCTCCAGCAAGACTGAATAAAAAACAATAGACCGTTAAAAGTTCTGTCTCCACTGGCTTCATTATAACACCTCCGTTATCTTTGCCTTTGGAAAGCACTCAAGGAATCCACCCTCAGTGCAGTTAATTACTTCAGCATCAAAGTCCCTAACGCTTGGTGCTGCTACGTTGAAGTGCTTTCTGAAGCTCTCGTATGGCGACTCGATATTGATATCCGAGGGGTGGTCGCCAAAGTAGTGACGCTGTTGCCCTGCGGCTGTACCCATATCGAACCCTAGCAAGTATATAGTCGAGGCTCCACGATTCAGTGCGACGTTTACGGCAGCGAAGCCGCTGTTGTTTCCGAAACGTATACGCCCTTTCTCGAATGGGCCAAGTCCTCCAATCCCTTCTATCTGTGTAGAGTATTCGTTGTCCCTTGCGGCACATAGTCTCTCTCCAATATACCATGCTAGTTTAGGGCCGTGATAATTCCACCATCTGTTATCACCACTATAAAGAATGTCTGCATGAGGAGCCACCATTATAGCATCATTCACTGCGATTGTCAAGTCCACCTTACCGATAGTATAGTTTACTTGTTCTTGAGTTAGACTAGGCCCTGTTGCTATTACTACTGCTTTCATATCATATCAAACAGATAAGGTTCTGGCTCCTCGTGTGTACCATCTTCGAGATCATCAATCTGATTAAACACAGACTGTATAGATTCTCCTTCTAAGTATTCTTCTCCAAGTTGGGCGATGAAAATACCACCTGCTTCAAACACGTTCCAATCTCGGTACTTCATAATTGAATTCCTTAAAATCCTCTAGATAAAAATCAACAAGCTGGTCGTAGATATCAGGACTCATGTCCTTGATAGTCTTCTTCCAACCACCGTAACGCTGGCTCACATTATACCTTGGAATCCACGGATCGTCAACCCCTAAAGATTCCATAACACTATGGAGATCCTGCTCGAATCTTTCATAGCGTAAGATATGCTTAGCTTTATCAATCATGTTAAAAGGATTAGTCATCGGTACAGTATGGTGTGATATACCATGTGTTACTTCTACGTCCTTGTTAGTTATAGCAGCTATAGCAAACTGATCAAGAGACATACCCATAGCTTTAGGCCTAGTGATCTGATCAGTTCCTTCAGTAAACATATAGAAGGCACTAACGAACCTGTCAATAGGATGCCGTACAAAGGCGAATGAGAACATATCATCCCACTCTTCTTTCCAGATACCTATGTAAGGCCCGTCATACCTCTTACCCCATACTCCCTTACGTACTGTCGTACCCCCTGTTTTGGGCAAGTGGATAAACACTGCTTCAGGATCTTCTAATACAAATACACTCATTAAAATTCCTCGTAGTTAAATGTTTCAAAGTCTTCGGCATAGTAATCTAGTACCTTAGCTTGCAAGGCTGGAGGTAGATCAGCCCAGACTTCTAACCTAGACTTATCTTTCTCAGATACGTTTACTTGAGGGAAGTGAGAATCTAAACGCAACCCTACATCTTTAGCAACTAATTGCATATCGTGTTCAAACTTCTCTTGTTTCCCTACAAAGTCTGCATACTGAATCAGGTTATAAGGATCAGTCATAGGTAATGTATGGGATGTTACTGACCACTGTTGATCCCTATCGTCCTCATCAAACATCTTGTTAACAAACCCTTCAAAGCTTATACCTTCAAGAGGCGCTACTCTTCTTGACACAACCTTACCTGATTCAATATGCTTTGTTCCTTTAGAGAACATATTGTAAGCTGAGATCAGTCTAGCCTGAGGATGCCTAACAAATGCAAAGGTATAGATGTTAACCCAATCATCGGGCATAACACCCTTAGACACTGGGGCTTTAATATCCCCACCCCAAAGAGCACGTACTGTTCTACCAGCAGTCTTAGGAATGTGAATAAACACAGCCTCAGGTTGTTTTAAAAGTATTGCTGTCATTATTTATCCTTAATGATTGTAACAGGATAACCAAGTCTTTCTCCAATCTCTTCTTCTGTTAACTTAACAGGGTCAGGGTTTTCAAGATCAGAGATCTCTGCGTCTAGCATGTCAAGCTTAAGTGCTAACTGCTCTCTTTGTTCTTTAAGTTTTTCAAGTTTCTTTTTCATTTACTTTCTCCTTTTAAATAAGATCTTACTTTTTCTATACACTCTAGCGTGTCAATGAGTTTCGGCCCAAGTATTACCAATTGAAGCGTCACCTTTCATAGGACAACGCAACCTATAGTACTCACCAGCCTTGCGTACTGAGTCGGCTGCTAGTTCAGCAAACCTTTCAGCATGTTTAGCTAGTACCTCTGTCTGGATCTCATCGTGTACGTTCATCACAAAATGAAAGTCCAGTCCTTCTCGCTCTGCATCCTCCTTAAGGATAACCAAAGCACGTTTCATTAACACAGCACCACCACCTTGTAACAGAACATTAAAGGCTGCGGGTATCTTACGTACATGAAGTACGCTACCATCGTAGCACTTAATGAACCCTCTAGATGCGGAGGTCTGTACCCTATGGATCAAGTCACCAAGGTCAGGTAGCTTATTGAACAGGTCGAACTTCAGCTTAGCTCCGTCCTGTTTGTTACCACCTACTATCTGACCTAGCTTACCATCACCTGCTCCGTAGATAACGGCGTAGAACATTGTCTTCGCTTGGTCACGGTTACTTAAACCTGCTGCTCTCATGTTAACGCTATGAGCATCAGTACCTAAGTCCTTATCACCATTAACAACAGCCTCGGTGTACTCTGGATTGTCCATGTAGTGAGCCATCATACGTAGCTCAAGACTATCAGCATCCATACCTACTAGCTTGTAGCCTTCAGGTACTGTGAACAAAGCCCTACACTCTTTACCATACAGCTTACGACTACTAGGAACCTGAGCTAGGTTAGGTTCAGAGTGAGTCATACGTCTAGTCACTGCACCAATAGTATTAACGTAGCCATGCTGCCTATCATCATCACCTACTGAATCTAACCAGCGAGTAAGGAACCCTTGAATCTTTTGAAGGGTCAGGTACTTATGTATTAGTGTTACCTCTGGTATACCCTCAACAGTCTCAAGGATCTTCTCGTTAATCATTGACTGACCAGTAGCTGTAAACTCAGTAGGTTTCCAGCCATAATCTTCTTGAAGCCAACGACCAATGTGTTGTCTTGATCCAAGGTTGAACTCTATTGTATCATATCTATTGAACGGTGTCAAGTCTCCAGAATTAACAACTGCTGCATACTCTTCATCACGCAGGCCTTGCTTAGATATAGTACCATCCTTCTTAAGCTTAGGTGTTACTTCTTTAACAAAGAACTCCTTAGGCTTAAAGGTCTTACGTACTTCATCTTCTATGTCACCAAGCTCATCAGATACTTTAGCCAGTAAAAGCTCAGCACCTTGGACATCAAAGTAACAACCATAGTGTTCTTGTTCATTGATGATACGAGCTACTTGTTGTTCTAAATCAATAGACTCATCAGAGAAATACTTCTTAGAAGTCAATAGCTTATTGTAGACCTTAAGGTTTAACTTAACATCTACAGTACAACGATGCTGCATCTCAGGGCTATAGAAGCCCCACTCTTCATGCTCTACTTTAGGATAACCAAATCTATTACCCCACGCAGCTAGACCATGACCACCTTCTCTGTCAGGGTTAAACATCCGTGACCAGATCAGGGTGTCAATAATATTCTTATGGTATAGATCTACGTTGTATAGTTTATCTAGCCAGTACAGGTCATAAGAGATAATGTTATGACCAATCAGTGTGTCAGCATCTTCCAGTAAAGCAATAGCATTGTCAATCTCATCAGGCCCATACTCATAGACCTGCTTAGTATCTATGTCGATAGCAGACACGCACCAGATCCTAGTAGGATACAGTCCGTCTGCTTCTATATCAAATAAAAGGCGCATATAAATCTACCACTCTTGTTCCGTGACCACCATCATACCGGACATGCGTCACGTTGTCAAGCCGATCAGCCATCCAATCACTTTGAATAGAGTCGATAACTTTATCGTTGTTACCATGAAAGATCATAACATCAACCCCAGCATCATCAAGCTTATCTGCATTAGTTACTGGACTAACTCTTTGCCTATATCCGTAATCTTGGTTAGGGATCAAGAGATTAAATCTCCGCACTACCTCAGAACTAATACCAACCGTATCGGTGAAGTCGTAATAGCCATACATCAATACCAACTTATCAGGTGTACGATGTTGCTCATAAGTGCTATAATGTATAGCAGTCATAGCAGCATATGTAGCACCTGCACTTGTGCCTAGTAGTGTAACTTCTTTGTAGTCCTTGAACTTATTAATCTCTTTCTGAATGTACCAAAGCACACCGGGAAAAGGTGTATAAGGTTTCTCAGGATCATCAGACACTAAAGGATACGTAGGTGCATAGACTTCGTACCCTTTGTCGTTAAAGGATTCTATACCCTCGAAGTTACGGTTATATGGTGTCCCTTTTGTCCACCCTCCACCGTGAAGACAGATAATAACCTTACCTTTATGATGTCTGCTCATTCAATCAAACCCTTGATGATGTCCTCGCATTGACCTGCAATTATACGATGCTCTTTCTGAGTTGTCAAGTCCTGCCGTACCTCACAGAAATGAAACCAACTACGCAATGTACCATTCATATACAACCTAGAGTTAGTCAGTCCTTCAGGTAACAGCCCCCGTGCTTGCTCTTTGGCAATACCAAGCTTAATAGCTTTAAGGTATTCGGCTAAGGCTACGTCCTTTACTCTAGACTGTATACTAACCCAAACCCTACGTAGTTCTTCATTGTCTGTCTCAAGACTAGACTGTCTATTGGTTTCATCCTGAAGCCTGCATTCCATTAAAGTAAATCCAAGTTCTTTAGTAGGATCAGCATACCTCTGGCTGAACTCTTGGAACGTGAACGACCTGTGTCGAATGATCTGCCTACTAATAGCTCGTGTGGTATTGATTTCAATACATACGTTTGCCATTTCAAAAGGCGACCAGTGCTTGTTACGCTGGAGGTAGTTCCATAGTTTATCAATGTTATCCCCCGCTTCCTGTGATGCTGGGTTACTTACTCTAGCACAGTAGATCACCAACTCCTTTAAAGTTAGGTCATCTACCCCGCTTGAATAACTAATTAACTTTACATTACTCATTTAGAACTCCTCGTTAGTAAACTCATCATCAGGATCAACCTCAATAAGTCTACCAGTTTCTGTATCGTACCTCAAGGCACAGGCTATACCAGTATCACCAATTGGTCTATTCTTTAGCACCCTAAGGTTCATGATATTAGATGTACCATCCTCTGCTTGCTGGTTACGCTCTGCTGCAATAGTAATATCAGAGATCTGAGATATACTCTGACTACCTCTAAGGTGTGACAAGGATACTTCAAGCCCTTGTTCATGACCTCTATCAGACTGAGTACGTCTAAGGTGACTGACAAGGATCATACCTACACCAGTTTCTTCTACTATACTACGTAGCCTGAGCATAACTTCATCAATAATCTCACGCTCGTTAGGCCCATTAGCCATACTGATAAGCATCTGAAGGTGATCAAGGATGATCCACTCACAGTCACAACCAAGGATAAGATACCTTAGCTTAGCCATGATGTCATCAAAGTCCTGTATACCTAGATGACTATGAACATACACTCTGTCCTTGTTGTTACCTAAGAATAGCTTACCGAAGTGCTGCTTGAACTTAACAGGATCATAGTCATCCCTGATCTGCTTGATGTGCAGCCTAGCTTCTGCCTCGATAGAAACAATACCGTCGATAGTACGCCGCCAATCTTCTTCAAGGGCGATGATACCTACGTTGTCATCTGTCTGAGTAATGAAGTGATGCTCAAGCTCACGAGTAATACTAGACTTACCAATACCAGTACCACCTGTCCAGACTACTAACTCTTTCTTACGTACTCCATAAGTCTTAGTGTTAAGCCCTTCCCAAGGATAAGGTAAACCTTCTTCGTCTGGTCTGTTAAAGTAATCAGCCTCTAAGTCTGATACATTCTTAATGCCTGAAGGTATATAAACTTCAGCGTTCCAGAAAGCCTGAACAAAAGCAGCAGCCTTATTAGCCCGAAGCATATCACAAGCATCCTTGAAACCATCAGGGAGCTTCATGATCTTACACTTACCGGGAGTCAATAGCTTAGCTACGTCAGATACCTTAGCCTGACCAGCCTCGTCCATGTCAAAGCACAGTACGATATTGTCAAAGCCTTCTAGGTATTCTAGGGATTGTTTAACATCCTTAACACCCCCACCTGCTCCGTTCTTAAGGGATACAACAGGCCACTTGTTACCTGTCATCTGGTGTGCAGCCAAGGCATCAAGCTCACCCTCTACTACAGTGATGTACTTACCGCCTGCCTTGAATGCTGTCTGACCAAAGAGGCCAGCTTCTTTAATAGAACCTTCGATGAAGAAGGACTTGTTAGATACGTGTCGTACTTTAGTAGCCAGTACTTCACCGTCTTTAGTGATGTAAGGATAGTAATGCTTGCTTCCATCCTCTGATACTTTAACACCGTAAGTGCGGCATGTTTCCTCTGATATCTTTCTATCTGGGATAGCGGCAAACTTACGAGGTGTACTGCTAAAACTATTTACTGGTTCTTCCACTTCACCTCCTATGGATTTAGCATAGTTAAATGTATAGTCTTCGCAAGCGTGGCAATAAGCAGATCCGTTAGTGTTTACTGTAGTATTATCAGATCCATTACCACACCAGCAGGGTTGATGATCACGCTTCGTCCCCATCAAATGACTCCATAATAAGTCGAGTTACTTCGTCGTGTGCATGATTCATTAGCTCACCTAATGTCTCTGCTAGTTTCAGTTGGTTCAGTAGACCTCGTTGCTCTGGTGTCAGGCTCTCGAAGTCATACACTTTACCATTGATTGTAATGTCCATCTTTACTCCTTGTCCATTAATAATGTACATTCGTACAGATAAAGGTGCTAGTCTCTCCTAGCAGTCACACCACTTGTAGTACAGGTGTCGTACTTTTCTAAAGTATAGGGCCTTACAAAGGCACAGTGGGACATTTAGAACTCAGAGTCAGGGTCGAGGTTATCAAACTCGTCTGCATCGCCTCCGTATTCTACGAGATCAACAACTTGCACACCCATCAAGTCAAGACCTTTAAAGGAACCATACTGATTATCAGTAGACCATTCCTTGTACTGGACATTAACCTTAGAGCCATTACCTACAAGAACATCAATAGGTTCTTTAGCTGCGTTGATCACTTTAGGTGGCTTGTTAGGTTTACCGTTCCTTGACGTAACCTTACGCTGAATAACTACAGCTTCTTGTCCGTCGTTGGTTGGCTTAACCTTAAAGCCATTCTCCTTGAAATACTCAAGGGCTTCTGCGTCATCAGGGATGACATTGATACTCCACACAGGATCAAACTTAGTGTTTGGCTGAGTTACACTCGCCCAGAGTGCAGTACCTTTTACGATTGCCATAGGGCATTCTCCTTTAGTTGTGAGCATGATGCTCGGTTGGTTGTCCTTTCATTATACATGATGATTGGCGGG